TAATTCACCACCTTCATATTCTGAACCATCGGTTAACTGACAAGTCATAGATAGTTTTCGAATTTTACCCTTCTCTGGACCTTCTTTTTCATAAGGTTTATCCCAAGAATCACAATGCCAATCATAATATTGATTGAGTTTATATTTTGTAAACTGACAAGACTCTGATCTGTCCCATTCATAATTCCAACCTGCAGCTTTATTAGCTTCGTGGATATAAGGATGTAGTTCTTTATAAATCCAAGTATCATTTAACCAAACTAAATCAGAGTTTCTTTTTCTTTTCATATCTCTAATTTGATCTTTAGTTAATTCTTTATCACCATAGCCGCCTGTTCTTGCCATAGTTTCCGCTTGTGATAAACCATATTTAATTATGTCATCACATAATTTTGGTGGTATTGCTGAAGTAAAATACCAGTAGTAATTAGTTAAGTTCATAATTAAAATTTATCACTACTCTTACATCTTTATCTGTTTGAATTTTTGCTCTATGTTTTTTATCAGCATCAAATATAACTATTTGATTTTGAATACATTTTATTTTTTTGTTTTCAAATTCTGTATAACCATTATTGGTATTTACATAATAAATAGCTGTTTTATGTTTTAAATCATCAGTGAACTTATCTACATGCCAACTACAATAAGAGGGTTTTTTAAAACATAGATTAGCTCTAACGTTTAATACTTTTTTAGCTTTCAATTTATACAAAATAGGTTCTATTAAAAATATTTCATTTGAATTTTTTTCACCATCTAAAACAAAAGTATGACCCATAAAAGATGAATCTTTTTTGCTTGTTGCAACTTGACGTGGAAAATAATACCAAGGAAAACTATTATCTAAAAGAGTTTTGTAAATTTTGTTAGAATAATTTTCATCTATAAAATTTTTATATATATTCATAAGTTATCGTTTGCACAAAGTTTAATGAATCTTTTTGATTGTTGGTTAGGTAGTACATATTTGTTGATGGAAACATTATGAACATATTATTTTTAAGTTCTATATCCCAACTTCTTCCTTTACGTCTATTATCATCAAAATGTATTCTTACCCAACACTTATCAACTTTAACTCCGTAAAGCATTGTAAAGTCAGGTGAGTTTCGAAGATCTACTGGATCAACATTTAATAAAGGTTTAGATACTTGACTCGGTTTATAAATATCACCCCAAGAATCTTTATTGACTAAATTGATACCATAATCAAGACCTATAAAGTCTCGCATATATGTATTTAACATATCCCAAGTTCTTGAGAATGGAAATTGTTTATTAGTAAATGAGGATTGTAAAATATCGTTAGTAAGTTTTTCTTGGTCTATCTCAAAACCTTTCGGCATATCGATATCACCATAGAATAGACTTTGTTCTGTTAATACTTTCTTTTGCATACCACCACCAGATATATATTATGCTAGACTATTTGTCAAATCCCAGGCTTGAGTTTCTTCATTCCAAGCGTAATGCCAGCTATGAGTAGCTGCTTCGTTTTGTGAAGTTTGTTCTTCTGTCAATGCTGGAGCATCACCGATTGGTGATTTCCAAGAAGCTGAATCATTATGTTTTACCCAAGATGCATATGGTTTTTTAGGCCAGAAGATTTGATCATCTTCATCCCAAGTATAACCAATACCTGCATAGTTTCCTCTAAAAGGTGTTCCACCATTTTTGTGAGTTCCACCTGATGTATTGTATGAAGTTTGAATCCACATTTGTGCAGGCCAGTTATTGTGAGTTTCTAAATACTGTTGTCCTACTGATTCATCTTCAACGCCATCAGCGTTTAACATATCACCATTATTCAAAGTTAGTACTTGAATAACTTTTCCGTTAGCTCCTAGTTTTGCAAAATGTGCCATAATGTTTCTCCTTATATATTAATTTTAAATGTTAGTAAATACATATTAATTTTGAAATTTATATCTAATAATAACGATTCCGCTACCGCCAGATCCACTTTGAACACCACTGTTTGGTTGTGAGTCGCCACCACCACCTCCACCACCAGTATTAGCACTTCCGCCAGCTCCATCCGCACCAGTTTGGCCTCCTGATCCTCCACCACCAGATCCACCTTGACCTTGAGCAGGAGCAGGTTGACCTTCTGATTGACCTCCTCCACCACCAGCATAAGCAGCACAAGAACCATTTATTGCTACTACTAAACCATTTCCACCACAACCACCTGTTAAACCAGGACCAGCACAACCGCCTGGAGCACCAGCACCTCCTCCGCCACCGCCGTGATTTGAGTTACCAACAGGAGTAACAGGACCTCCACCTGCGCCACCATTATTTCCTTGAGGAGGACTTACTGGTGGAGTATTTCCATTTCCTTGAGGAGAACCATATGTAGGACCTCCTTTACCACCGCCGCCACCTGAACCACCTGCTAAACCGGGTCCATTAGATCCACAATATCCACCACCACCACCACCGCCACCAGCTGATGTTATTGTTGAAAAAGTTGAATTAGAACCAGTATTACCTTGTTTATAATCAGGAGAACCTGATTGATATGCGCCACCACCACCAACTATAATTGGATATGTTGTAATACTTACAGGTAAAGCTGAACCAGCACTAGGAGCAGGAGCAGGATTACAATATGTAGAAGCAGAATATCTTAAACCACCTGCTCCACCGCCACCACCACCACCATTAGCCCAACCACCACCGCCACCACCTGCTACTACTAAATAATCTACTGTAGTTGAACCTTGTGCATTTCCTGCACAAGATACACATAAAGTGCCTGGTCCTGTAAATGTATGAATTCTATAATCTCCACAACAAGTTATGGTACCGCCCGTAGCTGTCACATACTGTGCTGTTGGTGCTGTGTCTTGTGTACCATTATCTGTTACTAACCAACCTTGTGTTGCATCTACGTAAACTAAAGTAACAGCTAGTCCTTCAGTTGATAAAGTTGCATCATCAGCTTCTCCACCAATATTAGATCCGTTTCTAGCTAATGTTACTGCATTTGTATCAAATGTATTTGCATAATCTTTAACTGCAACTACCGCTCCAGCGTCAGGTGATGCTGGTAGAGTTACTGTGATTGCTCCACTAGTTGTATTTACAAAATAACCTACACCACTTACTGCTGTGAATCCTGATGTTTTAACTGTTGTATCCCAAGAAGCTGCACCGGTTGCGCCGAACCCTGCCGCCGTACCGTTGTTTGTAATTGTTGCACCTGCGGGAATTGTGAATGTATCTCCACTATCTCCTAATGTGACTGTACCACAATTTGTTCTTGGACTAATTTTATTTACTTTTACTTCACTCATAATTTACCTATTGAAATTTATACCTTATTATTACTATACCTGAACCACCTGTTCCACCAACACCTCCAGATCCACCACCTCCGGATCCACCACCACCGCCACCACCAAGATTTGCTGGTCCGTTCGTACCAGGTACTGGAGAAGGAGAATATGGTCCTCCACCATTTCCACCACCACCAGTTCCACCAGTTCCACCAGGACCTGCAGTGCCAGCTCCACCGCCACCACCACCAGCTCTTGCTGTTGGAGTTCCATTGATACTTGATGTTGCACCTGCTCCACCAGCAGTTCCCGGCCCATTAGTGGGTGCTGTTGTGCTTGCGGCTGTTGCACCGCCACCACCAGCTGCTGAGTTTGGCCCACCTGATGAACCTGGTCCATTACCACCAGCATTTCCTTGAGGAGGGCTAACAGGAGGTGTATTTCCTGATCCACCTGAATTAGTAGAATCTCTACCCGCACCACCACCAGAACCACCAGAACCTCCATTACAACCAGAGTGATTTGCTCCACCACCTCCCCCGGCTGATGTTATTGTTGAAAAAATTGAAGCACCACCAGCAGTACCTGTTCCGGTTGTTGCTGGACTTGCTCCCCCAGTTCCACCAGCTCCTACTGTTATTGAATAACCTTGTATTGAAACTGGTAAAGCTGAAACACCTGATCCTAAAGGACTAACTGTATAGCATCCAGAGGCCGCACCTGATGATTCTCTATAGCCACCTGCTCCACCGCCGCCACCAGAAGCTCCACCACCACCTCCTGCAGCCACTACTAAATAATCTACTGTTTCTGAACCAAGTGAAGTTCCAGCGTTTGTAACTGTAAAAGTTCCTGGACCTGTAAAAGTATGAATCTTGTAATCTCCACAACAAGTAATTGTTCCACCTGTTGCTATAATAAAAGGATTTTGAGTATCTGTAACGTTTGAAGTTTGAACACTTGTCCATCCAACCGTTCCATCCACATAAACAAAAGTTATAGCAGAATCAGATTTTGTAATATCAAAATCCGAAGCACCTCCATTAATGTTAGATCCATTTCTTGCAATGGTAATTGCATTTGTTGATGCTGTTCCATTGTAATCGGAAACTGAAACTATATTTCCTGCACTTGGAGTTGCGGGCAATGTAACTGTAACAGCGCCGCCTGCAGTATTAACAAAATAACCATTTCCTGAAACCGCTGTGAATGATGCTGTTTTAGCTGTGGTATCCCAGTCTACTGTTCCTGTTCTACCAAACCCTGTCTGTGATGCGCCACTCGCTAAAGCAATAGTATCGCCACTTGCACCGATAGTTATTGTGTTAGAGCTTTCATTAATGATGTTAGCTCCACATTGATTTTGTATGTTGTTTACTTTAATTGTACTTGTCATAATTATTGAAATTTGTACCTTATTATTACTATACCAGAGCCGCCTGC